GTCTTGGTGGCCTTGGCCTCTTCGAGTACGTACTCTAAGATTGCCTCAGCTTCATGAGGTGCAAACTCATCACCGCGTTCCAGAATAACCGCGCCCTTATTACCCTCTACGACAACATCAACGTTGCCGCGTGTCCACAATTTACTAGCCATAACAAATCCTCCTAAGGATTCAAGTAAGTTAAGGGTTCGGGATCCGCTCACCGTCACATTTAAGCGCGTGTGGCTACTGCCCGTCCGGCGGCGTGCTGTTTCGAGACAGTCGCTAGCCAGTGATTCCAGACTGCCCTAACTTAGCAACAATGTCAAGTTTGCCCTGTTTTCGGGCCTTCCAGACCCTACCTGATCCGACCCCACATGGTAGGGGGTAGGGGGGGCACATGGACTTGACATGCGCATACCCCCGCGTATGTAGTAAACCTCTCACAACACAACCCCAAAAACCAAAACTATACACACATGTAAAGTTAAATACAAAATTTCTTGACACACTTCTTCCACTGCGCATAGACTCGCGGCATGGACACACTACCTTTACGTCATACGAAGTGGTCTGATCGGCTTGCTATGGATATGGCCCTACTCTTAGAGGGGTCTGGTGATACACTGCAAGAACTGATGGAGCGCCACAACATTGAGGTTGCCGATATCAATCGGTTCAACAGCGACCCTGTGTTTTTGAAAAAGGTAGAGTCACTGCGCGACGAGGTGCGTGATAAGGGCCTAACATTCAAAATGAAGGCTCGCGCACAAGCGGAGGAACTGTTGACCACATCGTGGGTTTTGATACACGACCCCACTACAAGTCCAGCGGTCAAGGCTGACCTGATAAAATCCACAGTGAAGTGGGCTGGGCTTGAGCCCAAGAACGACCAAGTGACCACGGACGCATCCGGTGGTGTTAAGATCACAATCAATCTTGGTGGACAGAATCATGAGGTCGATGCAAGACCAGCACTCGAAGATGTTGAATACGAAGAGGTTGCGGAGTGAATTTACTGAGACCTATAACGGTATGCCAGCCAGAGTGTTTAAACGCCCGATGCTGTGTGCCAAGTATTTAGCAGAGCTGTACGCCGCTGGCGTATCGCATAAGGTTAAGATAGTTAAACACAAACTACATGGACTTCAATTTATCGTACTGTGGGTGAACAATGGGACTTAACATAGACTACACACCTACACCCGTTGCAAGTAAGTTCATGGAGTGCGACGCCAAGATGCGCGTGCTGATGGGGCCTGTAGGAAGTGGGAAGAGCGTGTGCTCTTCGTTTGAGGTCATACGCCGTGCGTCAATGCAAAAGCCTAACGATCAGGGGATACGCAAGAGTCGAGCTGCGATTGTGCGGGAGACGGCCAGACAGCTGTCTGATACGACGATAAAGACATTCCTCGATTGGTTCCCTCCGGGCGTGTGTGGGCAGTTCATGCGCACGACCAAAACATATTTCTTTAAGGTTGGCGATGTTGAGTGCGAGATTATGTTCAGGGCACTGGATGACTCTGACGACGTGGCGAACCTTAACTCTTTAGAATTGACCTTCGCTTGGTTTAACGAATGTAGGGACATACACCCCGATATTGTTGATGCGATGTCTAAACGTATTGGCCGTTACCCCAGTGCGAAAGATGGCGGGCCGACTTGGTTTGGTATGTGGGGCGACACGAACCCACCCACTATGGATACATGGTGGTACTACCAGATGGAACACTTAGATCCCAAAGACGGGATCAGTTACAACGACAATGGTTGGGAAGTGTTTAAGCAGCCCAGTGGGCGCAGTCCGTACGCTGAGAACATAGACAATCTACCGGAGGGTTACTATGACACACAGGGTCGATCTGAAGAGTATATACGCGTTTACATCGACGGTGAGTACGGGCTGTCGAGCGCTGGTCAGCCAGTGTATAAGTATTTTAGGCCAGACTACCACATGGCTAGGGAGTCTTTGCGGCACATATCTAACGGCGTTCGTCCTGTCGTTGTTGGTATGGACCTTGGCTTAACGCCTGCCGCAGTGATTGGACAGCAGGACCCGCGTGGACGCGCACTGATACTTGACGAGGCTGTGAGCTTTGACATGGGCGTGCAGAGGTTCGTGAGGACGATACTGAAGCCCTTGCTGTATGAACGCTTTTCGGGAGCGCCTGTGCTGATTGTTGTTGACCCAGCGGGTGTGCAGAGGGCACAGACGGACGAGAGGAGCGCTGTGGACATAATCAAGGCTGAGGGGCTGAGGGTCATACCAGCCAAGACGAACAGCGTCACAGCGCGTATCAGTGCGGTTGATGACTATCTAATGCGGCAGGTGGACGGTGACCCTGCGTTTCTTGTAGACCCACGCTGTAGCAAACTCAAGGCGGCGATGATGGGTGGGTATAGGTACAAGGAGCGGGTGGTTGATACGATTGATAAAAACAAGCACAGTCACGTAGCAGAGGCGTTGCAGTATCTTATGCTACACATATCGACAGGCGGTGGTGAGCAGCTGCAAAGTAGGCGTGAGATAAAGACAGTTGCTGCCGCTGGTTGGACGTGATATCTTAGCGGTAATCACATGTGAGGACATACTATGGCTACAATCTCACCAGAGTTTACCAAGACTACAATTCGCGGTCAAACGGTAACTACAGTTTTATGGGAAGCTGTCGCTACTGGCGACACACTTAATTCATTTGGACTAATTGATACTGCCGCAGTTGCTGGGTCTGTACAGATCTCGGGTACGTTTGGCGGGGCTACGGTTACGTTACAGGTGTCCAATGACGGAACGACTTGGTTCGACGCTAAAGATTTATCTGGGAATACTATGGACGCTACAAGTAACTCTTACTTTGAGTTTACGTCAGCGGCTTTGTATATGAGACCTGCTATTGCAAGCGGCTCTGGGAATGACGTAGACATTATATTGTCTCTGCGAGGCTGATATGCGTATATCCATAGCGATATTAAGACGCATACGATTATATGTTAAGTATATTTCTGGGGCTAGGCTTGTAACCGAGACTTGGGACGGCATACTTACAGAGTCAGGCGACCAAATTATTACGGAGTAAAGACATGGCTGATATTAAAATTTCTGCCTTAACAGATTTAAACGCAGCACCAGCAGCAGACGACAAATTGGTTATTGTTGACAACAGTGTCTCGCAAACTAAGCGGATTGATATTGAAGATTTAAACAAACATCCAGACAATGTTAAGTCTACATGGGGTGCTGGTGATGACCTACAGATTTACCATGATGGGTCTGGTAGTTACATTGATGAGCTTGGAACAGGCGATCTGTATATTAGAAGCAACGGTAACAACTTACGTTTACAGAATTACGGTGGTGAAAACTTTGTTCGCGCAGTTAACAACGGTGCTGTAGAAATCTACTACGACAACTCACAAAAGCTAGCCACCACAAACACAGGCGTAGACGTAACAGGCACACTCACGACTGATGGGGTATTTTCTAGTGAGTATTTGACTGTTAGTGGCGGCAAAGGTTTGCAGTCAGTTAATACTATAAATATTAATGCTGATTACGATGCTAGTGGTGCTGGTGGTATAAATTTAAAAACAAAAGATATTCTTCGTATACAGATTGAGAACGATGGAGACATCTCATTCTACGAAGACACCGGAACAACCGCAAAGTTCTTTTGGGACGCTTCTTCAGAGTATTTGACGGTTGGAGGAACATCGGCTGTCAATCTCGGTGACACTTCTGGCGATGGGATTACTATATCAGCAATTTCAACTAACCTAAAACGAACTTGCACATCAGCAACACAAAGCCTACTAAACCTAAACAATATTGGCACAGTAGGTAATGTTATTGAGTTTTACGTAGATGGCGTACAGAAGGGCGCTATTGGCGTAGATAGCGATGCGGCACTAACTTTTATCAAGGGAACCAGCTCTGATGAAGCCATGCGCCTCGACAGCTCTGGCAACTTACTTGTTGGTAAGACTACTGCAAACACGTTCAATTCAACAGCAGGTTTTGAAGTTCAGCCAAATGGTCTTTTAGCGAATACCCGTGATGGCGGTATTGTTCAAATTATGAATCGCCTTACA